GATGGTGTAATTACTGGTTTTTTAAGGGCTGGTGTTTCTGTGGGAAATATTGGAGTAACTTCAAGTGACCAAGTGTATTTTTCAAGAGCAACTGGCTCACAAGGTATAAAATTAAAAAATTCAGCTTTAATGCCATCTAATGCTGATGGTGGTGATAGTGATGCTGACCAAGATTTAGGAAGTTCCTCAGTTCGTTGGAAAGACCTCTACCTATCAAGTGGTGTATTCTTAGGTGGTACTGGTTCAGCAAATCAACTTGACGATTATGAAGAGGGAACTTGGACACCTGCTTATTCTGGTGGTGGTTCTGCTCCGACAGTTGGTTATAGTCAACAAGTAGGCTCATATGTAAAAGTTGGTAAATTTGTATTTCTTTCTTTTTCTTTAAATACAAGTTCAGTAAGTGGTGGTTCATCAAGTAGTGATCTTTATGTAAGTGGAATACCTTTTGCGTGTGGTAGTGGAACTGGAGACAGAGGAGCTTTAAGCACTGTTAGAACTCAAAACTGGGTAAGTAATGCTCGTTCACCCGTTGCTGGTTATATAAATGAAGGATCAAGTCTTATTTTGTTAAGTTCTTATGATGCTGGAGCATATTCTACTGCAACCCTTTGTGATACAGATGACTTAAGAACTACTGGGGACAGTAATCAACTAACAGCAACAGTAACATATATAAGTGCATAAGGAATAAAGAATGGCATTAACAAAAGTAATAGGAGCAGGATTAGGTACATTAACTGAAGATCTTTTAGTTACTGGTACAACTCCTAAAATTACTATTGGTGACGCAGGTGCGGAAGATACAGCAATAGTATTTGATGGAAATGCACAAGATTTTTATATTGGCTTAGATGATACAAATGACAATCTTTCTATTGGATTAGGGTCTACTATTGGTAGTACGCAATTACTTAAATTTACATCTGGTGACATTGTTATTAATGAAGATAGTGCTGATATAAACTTTCGTGTAGAAGGTAATGGTGATGCCACTTTACTTAAATGTGACGCAGGTGAAGACAACGTAAAGATAAAAACAGATAATAATTATGCGGCTTTAGTAATAGAAAACGATGACGCAGGTAGTCAAGAAAGAGCTTTATACGCTTCTGTAACAGCAACAAGTGGTACAAGTGCAAATAATGTAGCCTTGTTTTCTGCAACACATAGTAACATGACAAACCCATTAGTTAGGATACATCACGAAGATCCATCTGCTGACCAATTACTTATACAAGCAACAACTACTGGCAGTAATACAGTAAAGTTTTCTGTAGATGAAGATGGTGATGCTTATGTAGCAGGTGGATTATTGGTTGGCGGAACGGGTACGGCAAATCTATTAGACGATTATGAAGAAGGAACATGGACACCATCATTAAGTCAGCCATCTAATCAAGTTGGAACTTGGGGTTCATCACTCTATGGTACGTATACTAAAGTTGGGCGAAAAGTAACTCTGCATTGTACTATTAATGGTTCAGGTATGTACTTTAGCTCTACTGCTGGATATTATGCTATTACTGGTTTTCCTTTTTCTGGTTATTATTTTACTGGTTCTACAGCTTACGCTGGTTCTTGGACTGGTAGCTCTGTGGCAAATAGTAGTGGTGGTAGTGTTTATCTTTACGCAGCTACTATGTATATACACTCCTCGAATTCTGGTCAGTCTTCAAGTGGAGTAGGTAACATAGGTGTATCGATAACATATTTTACAACATAGAATAGGAATAAAAAATGTCATTAAAAAAACAAAGGAGTAAAAAATGGCTATAACAAAAGAAGCAGTGATCGAAAAGATCGAGGTCGTTGGCAGTTGGAACATACAAGTTGCAACGGACACGGTAATAAAAGAAGACGGAACTGAAATCAGTAGATCAAGGCATCGTCATGTCTTAGTGCCATTTGCATCATCTAAAGATTCAGATGATAAATGGACACATACTGCTACAGATATAAGTGGTGAAGATTCTACCGTTCAAGCGATTGCAACAGCCGCGTGGACAGACACTGTTAAGACTAACTATAAGACCTTTGTGGAAGCTCAAACAGGGATTTAAATAAATGCCATATATAGGAACATCGCCATCACAAGGAGTACGAAGAGTACATACTTATACGGCTACGGCAAACCAGACTAGTTTCAGTGGTGCAGGAGCCGAGGGTGCTACACTAAGTTACAAGGACAGTAATTTTGTAGATGTTTACCAGAATGGTGTGAAGTTAGGTGATGCAGATTATACAGCTACAAGTGGTACGGCAATAGTCTTAGGCACGGGAGCGACAGTAAGCGATTTAGTTGTTGTTGTAGCATATGATGTATTTAGTGCCGCCGATACAGTAAGTAAAGCAGATGGTGGACAGTTTGATGGTAATGTAACATTTGCAGGAACAGCTACTTTTAGTGGTAGTGTTGTGGGTATATCTTCAGCAGCAGATGACATAACAACAGGGGATGCCGCAGTAAATTTAACAACAACATCAGGTAATATTACTATAGATGCTCAAGGTAATGACACAGACATAATATTTAAAGGCACAGATAATAGCAGTGACATTACCATGCTTACTCTTGATGGAAGTGATGCAGGAGCAGCATCTTTTAATAATAGCATAACATATAGTGGAGATTTAATATCATCAACAAGTGGCACATCAAACTTCAGAGCAGGTGTCAATGCAGGTAACTCTATTGCAAGTGGTGGTAATTACAATACTGTAGTTGGAGATGAAGCAGGAACTGCAATTACTACTGGTGATTATAATGTATTTGTTGGGTCTTTTGCAGGAGATGCAGGAGCAGCAATTAGTAATAATATTGGGATAGGTGTAGGTGCGTTAGGTTCAGATACAAATGGTAATGCAAGTACTGCTATTGGTCATTCTGCTTTAAATGCACAAAACTATGGTTCTGGGACAACCACTCATAACACAGCAGTCGGATATCAAGCAGGAGTGGCAGTAACAACAGGAGTTCAAAACACTCTAATTGGTAGTCTTGCAGGTGATGCCATAACTGATGCTGATGGTAATGTCGCTGTAGGATATGCAGCCTTAACAACTAATGTATTAGGTAGTGATTCTGTAGCCATTGGTAAAAATGCACTTAATGCCCAAAACCCTGCTTCAGCGACAGCTATGCACAATGTAGCTGTTGGTAAAAATGCAGGTGAAGCAATAACAACAGGTAAAAATAATACACTTATTGGTTCTCTTGCAGGAGATGCTCTGACTGTAGGTAACACGAATACTGTAGTTGGTAAAGATGCTCTTAGTACAGATACACAAGGAGATAGAGCAACTGCTATCGGTAATGGTGCATTAAATAGTCAAAACTTTTCATCATCAACAGATAATTATAATGTTGGAGTTGGTTACTTTGCAGGCAACCAAATGACAACAGGAATCCAAAACACTATTGTTGGTGGACTTGCAGGAGATGCTCTGACTGATGCAGATTTCAATGTGGCAATAGGAAAAGGTGCATTATCAGCCGATACAAAAGGTAACAAAAGCACTGCCGTTGGTGTAGGAGCATTAGAAACACAAAACTTTACCTCTTCTACAGATACTCATAATACAGCAGTTGGTTTAAATGCAGGAAATGCAATCACAACAGGAATCCAAAATGTGTTAATTGGTAGTAGTGCTGGAGATGCCCTTACTGATGCAGATTATAACACAGCAGTTGGAATGAATGCATTAACAGCAGATACATTAGGTAGTAATTCTACTGCTATTGGTAATGGTGCATTAGCATCACAAAACTTTACAAGTGCTACAGCTAGTCAAAATGTTGCAGTAGGTAATAGTGCAGGGTATGCAGTAACAACTGGAACATTAAATACTTTTATAGGACATTCAGCAGGTAATGCTGTTACTACTGGTTATGATAATATTGCGATAGGTCGTAATTCAGGTTCTGCTGGTACCAGTGCTAGTGGTTCTGCAATGATTACTGGTTATAGAAACATTTTAATAGGTAACGAAGGTAGTCTATCTGCTACTGATGGTATTCATCAAATTTGTTTAGGAAGTCATCTTGAAGGTGCTAATAGTTCATTTACATTTGGTAATGGTGGTACGGATTCTCGTATATCAGTTGGAGCAACATCTATAACTGCACCATCTGATGAAAGATATAAAGAAGAAATTACAACATCTACGGCTGGTCTATCGTTTATAAATGATTTAAGACCAGTAACTTTTAAATGGAAAAAAGAAAAAGATATACCTACTGACCATAGATCATATGTAAAAGATTCTGATAAAAGAGTTATGGAAAAAGGCGAAAAAATAAATCATGGATTTATTGCACAAGAAGTAAAAGCCGTAATAGATAATCATTCTGAAATTAAAGATGGTTTTGATATGTGGCAAGCCGACCCTAATGATGGCAGACAAAGACTAGCACCAAGTGAACTAATACCTATGCTTGTAAAAGCAGTGCAAGAATTATCAGCTAAGAACGATGCTCTTGAAGCACGAATTAAAACTTTAGAAGGAGGTTAATATGTCAAGAACAGCAGAAGAAATAGCACAAGCACATAAGGCTTGTTTAGATGGAGCAGATACAATCAATGTTGTAATTGCTACCCATGCAAAAGGCAGTGATGCAACAGATGCAGACTTTGGATATGACATGACACATGACGAGAAGAAAGCAAGAGTTGCTCGTAGTGTTGGGTATCTCAAGTATCAAAAGGCATTGACTGATTGGGATAAAGAGGACTTTACAGTAATAGATGCAGCGATAACTGCAGCAGATAACTTCACGGGGTAATAATGGAAAAATCAAATATTATAAGTATTAACGATAAGAAATATGATGGATCTAACTTGACCAAAGAACAGAGCTACTGCATTGAGCAGATACAAGAATGTCAAGCCGAAGCACATAAATTAAAAAAACAATTAGATAGAATAACTGTTTCTCAAAATGTTTACACAAATAATCTTATAACATTATTAAAAGACAAAGAGGTAAAGGATGACCAGAGCCAGTGATCTAGCAAAACTATTAGGAGCAGGTGCTACCATATTAGATGGTACAACTATAACGACTGCTGATAATACTACACAGTTGACTTTAACATCTACTGATGCAGATGCCATAAATGGACCTAACTTAGACCTTATAAGAGATAGTTCTAGTCCTGCTGATGGAGATAATTTAGGAAGAGTAAGGTTTTATGCTGACAATGATGCTAATGAATCAACAATATTTACTCAAATTTATGCAGGTATAGAGGATGCAAGTGATGGCACAGAGGATGGTCATCTAAAGATAAATACTATTGTTGCAGGCACAGGAAGAAACAGACTAAGTATTATACCTAGTGAAACAGTATTTAATGAAGATAGCGTAGACGTAGACTTTCGTGTTGAGTCTAATGATGATGCTAATATGTTTTTTGTTGATGCTGGAAACAATAGAATTGGTGTTCGTAAATCTGCTCCAGACACAGCTTTTCATATGGGTGGTGGCAGTGACAATTATCAGATGGTTTTGCAAGGTAATACTGTACAAAGGTTAGGATTACAATTAGGTACAGATAGTAGAGTATTTTTAGGAGCAGCAACTGGTAATCATTTTAGAGTGTCAAAACAAGATGCAGGTGCTTTGTTTGATGTAAATCCAAGTGGTAACATCATTTTAGGACAATCAGGAGCAGGTATACATCTTGGCGTTACTTCTGCTACTTCATCTAATTTACTTGACGATTACGAGGAGGGAACTTGGACACCTGCATTATCAAATGGAGGTACTATAGGTACGACTTATGGTGCGACTTATACAAAAATTGGCAATACTGTAATTGCTAGAGTTTATTTAAATAACTTAACTATACCAAATGATAGCAATGAATTTAGAATATCTGGCTTACCTTTTACTGTTAGATCTGGTAGTTATTATGGAGGTTTAGGTGCGATAATATATGTACATAGTAAAAACATTGACGCTTTTGGTATGGGTGATCCAGTTCCATATTCAGGAGCAACCATAGTTTACTTTCACAGACGAAGTGGAACTACGGCAACTGTTGTAAATTCAGACGTTACAGGTATGCAAGCATTTATATTTGGTATTAGTTATGAAGTTTAATTTTTAACAAAAATATATAGGAGAATAAATGTTAGGTCACTCAGCCATTGCCGAAACTTCGATTGCCGATGTAGGTGGTCTTGTATTAGCTGCCAGTGCAGAGATGAGTGCTATATCAACTAAGACTTCTGTAGGTGTTGGTATACTTGCAGGTATAGCAGATATGAGTGGTGACTTTACACAAACATCTACTGGTACGTTTATAGGTATTACATCTGCTGAACTAAGTGGTGAGTTTACTCAAACAGCAGCAGCAAATAGATTAGATGTATCCGAAATAGATATAACATCGGAGTTTACTCAAACATCAAATGGTATTATGATACTAATAACAAGTGCTAGTAAAGATCTTAACTTTACTAAAACAACAACAGGTGATTTAAAGTTTGTAGAGGTTGATGCAAGTGCAACACCAGAAAGTTATACAGAGATAACACCAAGTGGTACAGAGACATATACAGAAATAACTCCGTCTGGAACAGAAACATGGACAGAGATAGAATTGTAAAAGTTAAACTTAACTTTTAGAGAGGTAAAAATGGCAAGTACATATACAGATAATACTGGAATAGAGTTAATAGGATCTGGTGAACAGGCTGGTGCTTGGGGTACAACCACAAACAACAACTTAAAAATTATAGACAGAGCTTTAAATGGATCTGTTACATTAACTATTACAGGTAATACCACACTATCAACAACTGATGGAAGTTTGTCTAATGGACAGTTTAAGATTGTAATATTAGCAGGCTCACCCGGATCTGGTTTTGATTTAACAATAGATCCCAACGATCAACAAAAATGGTATTTTATAAAAAATAGTAGTGGTCAAACAGCTACAGTTAAACAAGGCGGTGGTAGTGGTAGCACAGTAGCAGTAGCTACAGGATTGACTGCAATATTATTTGCTGACGGTACAGGTAGTAATGCCAATGTATCATCTATTGCACCGACAGATTTAGTTGCAGATCCAACTCCACAGCTTGGAGGTGATTTAGATACCAATGGTAATGCAATATTATTTGGATCAAGTAAATGGGCTATATCTTTAGATACTGGCGATAACGAGTTATTATTTAAATATAATGGTACAACAGTATTTAAGTTAGGATCTAATGGTGCAGTAACATCTGCTAATAATGTAACAGCGTTTGGAACAAGTTTATAATGACATTACAATCAAGTGGTGCAATATCATTATCAGATATTAGAGATGAGTATAATAATGGCTCATCTGCACCCATTGATATAGATGATTATTACAGAGGTGGCTCATTAGTTAGAGCAAATGCATCTAATAATACAGCTACAAATTTATCTGCTGATGTACCAACAAGTGCAAATAATAGTTCCTTATCAATAAATGATTTTTATGGACAGGCTAGAGCATTTAGAAAAACATATTCATCAACTGCTACAGATCAAAGTGGCGTGGGTATATTTGGTGATGACTTTGCAGTTAATTATCCAAAAGAAATAGTTATTAATTCATCACAAACAGTAGGAGCTACAAGTACTTCTGCACCTGCATTAAAGATAGATAGCACTGGAGCAGGCACAATTACTATAACTAATAATGGTAGTATAGAAGGTGCTGGTGGTGCAGCAGGATCAGCAGGTGGCAATGCTTTACAAGTTGATGGTAGTGTTGCTGTAACTTTAGTTAACAATGGTACAATCAAAGCTGGTGGTGGCGGAGGTGGTAATGGAGGTGCAGGTGGTGCAGGAAGTGCTAGTGCAACTGCTACAATTTCTAGTGTAACAGACAAAGTTGGAAACAAGCCTAGTTTTGTGCCTTATTCAGTTTTAACAGCGTTTGGACCAAGATCATGGTCAGGTATAGGTTCAGGGCAGTGGGGATTAAATACATCAGGTAGTACAGTGTCTTCCAATATTTCTAATAGAGGACCAATGTGGTATTCGTTTCAAGTTGATAAATCTGCTGAATATACATTAACAGGAAGTATTAGTGATCCTTATCCAGAAGATGGTGAGACAGGTCATAGGGGTCAACCTAGAGTTGATATAAGTACATCAGAGAACACAGCCAGCCAAGGACAGGGTGGAGCTTTATATGGTAGTGGATTATCATGGAGTGGAGTAAAAGCATCTTTATCAGCAAATACAACATATTTTTTTTGTAACTATACTGTAGGACCATATACATTTTCTAGAGGTAATGATGGTGTTGCGTCTGATTTTTTCTATAATGATATGAGTACTTCTCTATCTTTATCGGTTAACGAGCCAACTTCTGGTGGATCGGCTGGTGCAGGTGGTGTGGGTCAAGGATATAATCAATCTGCTGGTGGAGCAGGTAGTGGTGGTTCTGGTGGTGGTAATGCAGGAAGTGGCGGAGCAGGAGGAGCGGGTGGAGCTTTTGGTGCTGCGGGTTCTTCAGGCTCTGCTGGTGGTAATGGTAGTGGAACGTCTATAAGTTTTCCATCTACAGCACCAACTAATGGAGCAAGTGGGTCATCTGGTGGAGCATCTGGTAAGTCAATACAAGGTGTTAGTAATGTTTCATCAAGTGGTAGTGGTTCTTTAACAGGAGGTACAGCATAATGCCTTTAAATAAGTTAAATTTTAAATCAGGTATAACATCAGACATAACACCTTATAGTAATGAAGGCGGCTTTGTTGATTGTGATAAAATAAGATTTAGACTTGGTTATCCAGAAAAAATGGGTGGCTGGGTAAAATATACCACTGATACATTTCAGGGTTCTGCAAGAAGACTACATAACTGGATTGCTCTTGATGGATCTGATTTCTTAGGACTTGGTACAGAGCTAAAGTATTACATAGAAGAAGGTCAGTCATTTAATGACATAACTCCTATAAGAAACACAACATCTGCTGGTGATATTACATTTGCGGCAACTAATGGATCAGCCACAATAACAGTTACAGATCCTGCTCATGGTGCTAATGAAAACGACTTTGTTACATTTTCTGGTGCTGCATCACTAGGTGGTAATATTACTGCTACAGTATTAAATGCAGAATATAAAATTACATCTTTGATAAGTTCTAATACATATACAATAACAGCCACAGCAACAGCTAACTCTTCTGATACTGGTAATGGTGGGTCAAGCGTGGTTGGTGCGTATCAATTAAACACAGGATTGAATACAACTGTTGGTGGTACAGGCTGGGGTGCTGGTCAATGGAGTGGTACAACATCTGGTGCATTATCAACACAACTCAATGAAGCATTAGATGCAAGTGAAACGGCTATTGATGTAGATGATGAAACTGGTATGAATACAGCGAATGATGTTATACTTGTAGACAACGAACTTATGCTTGTGTCCGCAACAACCGATGATAACACAATGACTGTTACTCGTGGACATAGCGGCACAATAGCAGCCACTCATGCAGACAACACTCTTGTAAGGTTAGCCGTTGGTAACACAATCCCAACAGATGATTTTGTTGGTTGGGGTAGTGCGGCATCTATTACAGTTCCGGGAGCGCAAATAAGACTATGGTCACATGATAACTTTGGTGAAGATCTTTTACTCAATCCAAGAGATGGTGGGATATTTTATTGGGATAGAACAGGCGGTCTAGCCGCCAGAGCAGTAGAGCCC